CACTTTGCCTGATTTTTAATAAACTCAAAACTTTCACGCATATACGATTTAGTTTTCTTTTTAGGTGGTTTAGGACGAGTTGTTTGACGAGAAGGTTTAATCTCAATCAACATTTTTTTACCTTTGTCTGTTTTTAGTATGAAGTCTGGAAAGTATCTATGATATTTCTTGTCAATAGGATTGTAATATCTTATAGGTAATTCTTCACTTGCCCAATTTATTATGCCTGGGTTGTTATCACAATAGACCATAAATTTACGCTCTAATAGTGAACGATAGACTATATTGTTTGGATTACCAACATACTTTTTAGGGTTGGTTGGTTTATATATTCCTTTAAAAGACCTTTTTATCATATAAATATTAGTAATATATATAAAGGAACTAAATGAGTTGGACATCTAAAGTAGCAAACATAATCAAAGGTCAAGTAGCAACACACATTGGCAATAAGTTAATGTCATCTTTTGCTAGTAGTGGCAACACAAAGAAACTAGCGGCTAAGTTAGCAAGTAAGTCTAGGTTAGACATAGACAAGTCACCTACAGCACATCTATCAGCACAAAACGACCCTTTCGCATATGACCTATTATATTACCCACAAGAAACAACAAATTTAGGAGAAGGTCATTATATAATATTTGACACGATATGGAACACAAAGTCAATAGGTGGAGATAAAACAACAAAACCAGGAACAACTACTGAATATTCTAGTAAATGGAATACAGATAAAAAAATAAAACCATTAGGTGAAAAGAATTTAGTTAGACAAGGTAAAACTATTGCTAATATAAAACAAAATGGTCTAGCAAATCATACGGTAAATAGTGTATCAACAGGTTTAGGACAAGAGAACAAAACACACAAACATACAGGTTCATCTATTGTATTATATACACCACCACAAGTTAAGTATGAATATAAATCTACTTATGAACAAGCAGAAACAAAAAATTTAGCACTTTTAAGAGATACAGGTAAAAATCTATTTGCTAATATCAACGCATTTATAGGACAAACTGAAGGAACAGGTGATTTACTTGCAACATTAACAGAAGCAGGTAAAGTATTAGGTAGACAAGTATTACAAGGCGCATTAGAAGTTACATTCCCAGGTGCTGCTGGTTTCTTTACAAAATTAACAGGAAGAGCATTAAATCCTAGAATGGAATTAGCATTTCAATCTGTGCCATTTAGAAATTTTAGTTTTGAGTTTGACTTTGCACCTAAAAATAAAGATGAGGTTGAAGCAGTAAATAAAATTATGCAGTTATTTAAGTTTCATATGTTACCAGATGTATCAAACGAAAAGTATTTAATAACACCATCGGAATTTCAAATAACATATTACTACCGAGACCAGGCAAATGATTATATGCCTAAAATTAGTAGATGTGTGTTAACTGATATGACATTAGATTATGCACCCGAAGGTGTATTTCACACATTTAAAGAAGATGGTATAGGTGCTATGCCTATTATAACTAAAATGACTTTGGCATTTACTGAAACAGAAATTATGACAAAACAAACAATAGACGCTAAAGGAATGTAATGTATTTTTCTTATTTTGATAAAGGTTATTACGATTTAAAAGGCGATGGTACAAATACCTTATTAACAGATTTATTTACAAGAATTAAAATTAGAGATAAAGCATTTGATGTTGCTACTCTCTATGACAAATATGATGTAGTAAGTGGTGAAAGACCTGAAGATATTGCATATAAACATTTTGGTAATACACAATATCATTGGGTAATATTATTAACAAACAATATAACTGATAGATTTTATGGTTGGCCATTATCTAATCAGGAGTTTGAATCATTTATAACAAGTAAGTACGACAATCCAGAAGCGATACATCACTATGAAAAAGTACAATCTAGTGGTCGTACAACAGGACAAGGACCTGCCGATTATTCACACCTTATAGAATGTCAATCTACGGATGTAGGCGCACAAGCAGTTAGTAATAGAGAATATGAAGAAAGAATACAAGATGAAAAAAGACAGATTAAATTACTTGATCCTGCTTACTTAAATATATTCATAGAAGAATTTGAAAAATTAACGAGTGAATAATGCCACAATTTAATAACAATTCATACGCAGTAGAGCGACCAGGTAATTATATAATTACCGATATACACATTATACCTTATCATAGAGAAGGTGACGAAGGTATATACAGACAAATTATAACAGATCAAGTTATAGAATTTAGCATATTTGAAAGTGTAGAAAATCCTTTTTTAACAGGCAATATGACCATTGTTGATGGTGTTAATTTAATCAATATGTTACCTTTAACAGGATTTGAAAGACTAGAGTTTAAATTATATACACCAGGCGAGAAAAGAGGTTATGACTTTTCTGTACTATCAGGTCACCCTATGATGATAACTGGTATTAGAAGTAAAACAATGTTAAAGGATAGAGTACAATCCTATGTACTAGAATTTTGCAGTATAGAGAGAGTTAAGAATGACCTTACAAAGATTAAAAGAGCATTTACTGGCACAACTGATAATGCAGTATTAAATATATGTAGAACTGATTTAGAAACAAAGAAAGATATTATTATTGAAGAAACAAAAACATCAGCAAAATATATTGCACCTCGTATATCACCTGTTGCTGCTATAAAAGAAATAGGCACACTATCTAAATCAAAGAACTTTAATAGTCAAGGTTATCTATTTTATGAAACAGGTACAGGTTTTCATTTTAAGACATATGAGTCAATGTTTTGTAATGAAAGTGGCACACCACGACCAGTCAGAGCAAGATACTCACCTAAAATAGTTAATTATAGAGATGACAAGGGCGATAAAGATATTGACAATGCACTAACAAGTGTTGAAAGTTTTAGTATCAAAAGTCAGTTTAATACATTAAGACATTTAAACTATGGTACATTTGCTAATAAGACTATATCACACGACAATTTTAATAAGACATTTACCGAAGAAAACTTTGATTATCATATCAATTACGAGAAAGAGAATCATTTAGAAGAAGGCACTAGAAACGGTGTTATACCTTTCTTTAATTTTAATAGTGGTAAAACTATATCAGATTTCGCAGAAACTAAAGTCTATTTTGTATCAGATACAGACAAAGTACACGGTACATATGATTACCTAGGAAGAGATTATGATGGTGGTAAGAGAATATCACAAAAAGCGGCTTTGTCAAGCATTATTTTAGAATTAAAAGTACCTGGTTTCACAGGTTTAAGTGTAGGTGAGGTTGTACACTTCACACACCCTAGTTTTAAAGAGTTAAAGAACTCCGCAGATAAAGACTTTGATCCTAGACTATCTGGTCGTTATCTTATTACAAGTATTAGACATATGGTAGATTTAAAGTTAAACAAAAGACACACAATGCTACTTGAACTAGTTAAAGATAGTTTCCAACAACAATTACCAGAGGATACAATAGATTTATTTACTAACCAAGAGAACGATAAAGGAGACAGCTATTTGCAGTATAGCTTAGATAATGCTTAGAGTCGCCGCCGAGAGAGTCAGATTTTTTTGACATAAGGGCTGGCCTACTCATAGAGAACGAGAGATAAGACCTGAGCAAAAGATAATGAGAAAGAGAACATAGATATGCAGAAAATAAGAACAATAAGCAAAAGATGTAAAGACGCATTTAAGAGATATATGGACAATACTCTCTATGACTATGATTGTTTGATACAAGAGAGAAGAAACGAGAGATTCTTCAAAGGCATTAGTGTATATAAGAAACTCAAAGATAAAGTCAGTCTAGCGACTGCCTGGTTCAATAAGAATACAAGTAATATAGATTGGACTAGTGCTTCAAGTGGCCATATGCCTATTATACATATTTTGCGTAGGAAAGGTAAAAATAGTAAAAAATGACATATAGCGTTGTCATTAAAGAAAAACAATTATCGGTACAATTAAATGGCATTTCTCGGAAATAATTTTTATTGGTTTGTTGGTGTAGTAGAGGACAGACACGATCCTCTTACAACTGGCCGTTTGCGTGTGAGATGTTTAGGTATTCACACAGGCGATAAACTTACACTACCCACAGCAGACTTGCCTTGGGCGTCTGTATTATTACCAACTACTTCAGCAGGCATTTCTGGTCTCGGCCAGTCGCCATCTTTTATAGTAGAAGGTGCGTGGGTGTGGGGATATTTTAGAGATGAAAGTAAACAAGAACCTGTGGTGTTAGGTACATTACCTGGCAGGCCAGCAGAGTTGGGTACAACAGCAAATGGATTTTATG